ACATTGGCGAGCAACCGATTAAGAGCTCAGAGATATATGCGTACGGTTCCGACGGCGTTGCCGATAATGACCAGCCTTTTGGTTATCAAGAAGCTTGGGCTGAATACAGGTACATGCCGAATAGTATTACTGGTTATATGCGTCCCGAGATTGAGGGCAATCTTGCAGCTTGGCATTATGGTGATATGTTCCAGAATAGGCCCGTATTAAATGATGACTTTGTGCGCGAGACTACGGCGAATATCGATAGAACGCTTGCTGTTCCGTCGGATAGCTCGCATCAATTTATTGCAGATTTTTATTTCGATGCGAAGATTACCCGCATTATGCCGATGTACAGCGTTCCCGGTCTTATCGACCACGGTTAAGAGGTGAGCGATGGAAACGACTGCTGTTCAGAATTATATGAGCTCGGCTAACCCGAACACATATCAGTATCATTTTGGCGACTGGATAAGCGGCAATCTTTCTGCCGGGCGGCAGCAAAATAAGAATAACCTTTTTAATCAAATCGAGGCCGCCACCGCTCGGCAGTTTAATGCCGAAGAGGCGCAAAAGAACCGTGATTGGCAGGAGTACATGAGTAATACTGCCTATCAAAGAAAGATGGCGGACTTAAAAGCCGCAGGTCTTAACCCGATACTTGCTGCAGGCGGTCAACCCGCTTCCACCCCTTCGGGTGGTGCGGCTACCGGTTCTGGCGCTGGTTCTTCTGGAAATGTAAAAGGTTCCTTTGCTCAGTTTTTGAGCGGTGTAGCTTCTATGGCTCTTAGTGCGGCGCAGCTCTCGCTGTCCGCAACTACAACAAAGGGCTTTACGCCCGGTTTTGGGAGGTAAAATGTGCAATAACCCTTTATACCGTATTGTAATTGATGAGATACGGCGCGAAAGGTTGTCCCCACAGTTTTGTAAGCGCGTCAGGAATGGCGCGCTTATTCTTTCCTACGAGGACAAGGAATTTTGCCGTAAGGTTTACGGGTTCCCTGAGGCTTGGTTTGTGCCTATCCCCTGTGGTTCCTGCGCTGGCTGCCGTATCGATTACAGCCGCAATTGGGCAGCTCGGTGCATGCTTGAAAGTGTTTATCATGAACACAAATATTTTATTACATTCACTTATAACGACGAACATTTGCCCCGCGAGGACGTTGTGAACCCTTTGACGGGCGAAGTCCTTTCGGTGAATGTGCTTCGTAAGCGTGATTTTCAACTTTTTATGAAAAGATTGCGGAAAAAGATTGCTCCCGCTCGGGTTCGTGTATTTTATTCAGGTGAATATGGCGATAGGACCGACCGCCCGCATTTTCACTGTATATTGTACGGCTATGAGTTTCCAGACCGTCGATTTTTCTATTCGGTCAAAGACGGCCATAAACGCCCCTATCATGTTCCAGGCGGCGCCGATTATTTTATCTCGAATGAATTGGCGGCGCTTTGGGGTAACGGTCATTGCCTTATATCGAATGTAGACACGCATTCGTGCATGTATGTCGCCTCCTACTGTTCAAAGAAAGTAAAAAAACCGAAGAATGAGTTTGAGCGCTCTCGTGAGCTTGCGAAGTGGAACGGTATTGAGCAGACTACCCGCCATTTGCCTCGTAAGCTCTTGGACGTTCGTGCTATTCAACGTGAGTTCGCATGCATGTCCCGTCGTCCTGCTATTGGTCGTCAGTTCTTTGATGATCATAAGGATGAGATTTATTCGCAAGATAAAATACCATATCCTTTCGACAGTAAAGGTCTTCCCGACTATTTACGGTATTTCGACAACCGTTTACGCCCCACATCGAAAAAGAGTGGCCTGGCCTGTTCCCGAACGCTGACCGTCTGCGGGCGTTCAAAGAGATACGCGCGTTAAAGGCTCGCGCCCGCGAAGCCATTCGACGGCGTTCCTCTTCCCTCTCGGCTCGCGATGCTCAGCTACAGGCCGAAGAGATATTGCAGCTAAAAAATCGAGCGCTCTCGAAGTCGGCGCGACCTTTAGGTAGGAGCTTGACAGCCGAAGGCTGTAATTAGCAAGCTAACAAATCGCATTTGCGATTTGCTTTAACAGCCCGAGCGCGAAGCGCTCCCGCGCAAATACTACTTGATATAATTTGCGCGGAATGACACCGTAATTCTCGATGAAAATTAAAAAAATAAATCAAAAATGAAAAAAATATCGAGAATTGTATAAGCAAATATGAAAAAAAGTATTGGCAAAAGGCGTTTCCAGGTGTTACAATAAAGGCACAAAACGGATAACGTCTATTTTGGCGTAAGGAAGGTTTTATGAAAGAGCGTGATTTGAACGAGGTTTCTAAAATATATGTTGTATTGTTCGGTCATAAATCTTGCATAGGAGGTGAATGTGATGGCGTATCGTAGACGTATGAGCAGACGCGCGTCTCGTCGGCTTTTCAAGCGCACGGCGAAACGTACGAAGGCCGCTAATGTACGTAGAAGGGTAATGCGCGGCGGTTATCGGTTTTAACAAGATAAAGAAATAGGAGGATAAGAAGATGTATAATTTTGTTAAAAGTGTAGGCGAAAAAGATGTATTGCTGACTAAGCCCGATATTGTGGCATTTTTGGTGGTTGGTAGTGATGGTGATATCCTTTTGTCGAGCTGTGATTATATCAATAATATTCGGCCTGCGTTGGCCGCCATGCTCGACAAATTAAAGGAAAGCGACGAGTTGGCCGTTGATTACGTTAGAAGTTCTTTTTCTACATTGTTTCGGCGGCTACCGTTGCTGATGTTTATAACCAGGAGCAGAAGAGTATAATCGGCTCTAAAATCGTTCATCCGGTTTGTATGCGTTATTGGCTCGTCGGAACTGTCGGCTATTTGTGTGACGCAGGCGATGAATTGGCTTGCGGAAAAATTCAGGAGGGTGTTTTCGAAATTTATGGTAAAGATACGGAAGGCGCGTGACGAGGTTAAAGTTATTGCGCAGAAAAACAGCGGCTTACAGTCTGAATACGGCTATATTGCAGACAATGAAACCGGCGAACTTAAGTTTTGCAAAGTTCGCGATGTGGATATTCGTGCGGAAATCGCGTCGCACGTTGACGAGTGCGATATGTCGATAATTGTAAGTAGGCTTTTAGAAAATCCGGCGGAAGGTTATATCGATAACGAAGAAATGTATGGCGACGTGTCCGAACTTCCGAAGGATATTCTTGAGGCCGCTATGTATACGGATAGAGCGAAGGCTATTTTTTACAAGCTTCCGCTTGATATTCGTAAAGAATATGACAGCAATTTGTATAAGTTTTTAAAAGAGGTGGCAAATGGCGAGTTTGCGAAGAAGTATGCTTCGGACGGCAAAAACGGCGTTAAGCCTGACGTTAAAGCTAGCGGACAAAGTGGAAGCGACGTTGGCGACGACGTCGGACACGAACAAAAATAAGCAGTGGGTACCTGTTATTAAAGACGGTCAAACCGCTGTAACATTCGAAGTAAAAGAGGTGAAACATGAACCCGAACAAAGTTAATCATTTTTCGAGCGCGGCGGTAATGCTTAATCGTCGGCGTTCGACTTTCCGCCAGCCTTTTGGTGTGAAAACGACGTTCAACGCGGGTAAGCTTATCCCGCTTAAAGCTATTGAAATACTGCCGGGCGATACGGTTAAATTGCCCGTTTCTGCGGTAATCAGAGGCGCAACACCTATTTATCCGGTGATGGATAATGCATATTTTGATATTTATGCGTTCTTGTCCCGAACCGTCTGACCTGGGATCATTGGAAAGAATTTCTCGGTGAAAACAACACAGATTACTGGACGCAGAAAACTCAGTATGTCGTTCCTTCGATTAAGCTTACTGCTGATTATGTGACCGACACATCAAATAATTATGTAGGCTCGTTTATAGACTATATCGGCGTTCCCGCGAAGGCGTCTTTTTCAAGTGGTTCGCAATATATATCCGCTCTTTATCCTCGTGGATACGTAAAAGTGTGGAATGATTGGTTCCGTGACGAAAACAATCAGAACCCCGCACACCTTTACACGGACGACACGGATAGAGATGTTGCGCCCCTTTCTGGCACAACTTACGTCGATACGGCCGAGCTTGGTGGCGACCTTTGCCCCGTAAATAAGTATCACGATTATTTTACCTCTGCTCTTCCCGCTCCGCAGAAGCATGCGCCTATAACCTTGTCGCTTGCTTCGGGATATACTCCTGTTGAAACGACTTCTAACGAAGGCTTTACAGGTATGCAGGAGCCTGTGAGGTATTGGGACGCGTCCACAGGCGCGGCGCTTGGAAGTTCTAGCCTTTGGGGCATGGGTATTAATAGACGACACGAAGGCGCTTACTATGAATATACTGCGAGCGATTTTATATCTACGCTGTATCCGTCAAATCTTGCGGTAGACAGCTCTAAGTTTGCCGGCGTTTCCGTGAACGATTTGCGTCTTGCGTTTCAGACGCAGAAGTTTTACGAAACCCAGGCGCGTGGCGGCACTCGTTATACCGAAATTCTTCTTTCCATGTTCGGCGTTCGTTCCTCTGACGCTCGCTTGCAGCGTTCGGAGTTCCTGGGTGGCAAGCGTATTCCGATAAGGCAAATGCAGGTCGCTCAGACTTCGGGCACACAGACAGAAGGCACTGCACTTGGCGATACCGGCGCATTCTCTTTGACGGGTGCAACGGCTTTTCTTTGCGATAAGTCGTTCGAAGAGCATGGTATACTGTACATTGTCGGCTGTGTCCGTACAGACCATTCATACAGTCAGGGTATAAATAAACAGCTTACGCGCCGCAATCTTTTCGATTATTATTTTCCCGTGTTCGCCAACATTGGCGAGCAACCGATTAAGAGCTCAGAGATATATGCGTACGGTTCCGACGGCGTTGCCGATAATGACCAGCCTTTTGGTTATCAAGAAGCTTGGGCTGAATACAGGTACATGCCGAATAGTAT